CTTGCTCAAATGAACCAGACCTTTAGGTTGATTGGGAATTCTGCCAATCGTATCTATCGGTCGATGCGGGCACTGAAGAAGGGAGACATCCCCTCAGCCGCGCGCGAACTAACGCATGGACGACATTCCAATAATGTTACGCCTAAGGGGCGACCTTCTGCATCGAAGTCTGTAGCCGATAATTGGCTAGAGCTTCAATACGGATGGAAGCCTCTTCTGCAAGACATTTATGGAACGCTTAAGTCGATGGCCAATTCTCATGCCACTGACCTCGTCCAACGGGTTGCTGTGTCTGCTAAAGCTGAGCTCGAGACGAAGTCGTCTATGCTGAGCCAGTATGGAGGAGCCTCTGTACCTGGTCTATCGATTATTACTAAAGTAAAGTCGACGACCAAGTGCAAGTTCATCCTACGGTTCAAATTAGCTTCTCCGCTTCGAGCATTTGCCGCGCAGACAGGTTTCACCAATCCCATAAACCTCGCATGGGAAATCCTCCCGTTCTCTTTCGTGGTAGACTGGTTCCTACCAATAGGCCCATACCTCGAGGCATTCACTGCCTTTGAGGGACTGGAGTTTATTGATGGGTCCCAGACTCTATTCACAAAAAGTAGAACGGATTCCGCCGTTGACTATGAGGGACCGAATGCTTTGACGACGCTTAGCAACATATACGAACACGGTCACTACCATTCGGAGACGATTAGGCTGGACCGGACAAAGCTTGTAGCTTTTCCGACTCCAACCTTTCCTTCTCTTAAGAATGGTCTTGAAAGTGTTACGCATGCCGCTAATGCGATTGCCTTAGTTAAATCGGTCTTCTCAAAGTAAAGGGGTAACGGCTTCCACGTTTGATACATGGAGTGTTCAATGTCCGCTATTGCGGCAGTGAAGCTGTCGTCCATCCTCGACCATGCACTGGCTCGTTTATCGACCAGTGCGACGGTGGGTGTGGACTCCACGCTGAGCCCCGAAGGGATTAGCCCTCAGGGGGTCGCGTCTTGGGTTGACCGAGTTGGCGGAATCGCCATCGGTTATCCCCGCCTGACGATGTCGGTCCGTCCGCCTACAAAGGCGAGCCGGATTTACAAAGTCACGGCGAAGCTCGTCCTCCCGACACTTGAGCAAACCAGTCCGTCGACGTCGACCGGCATTCAGCCGGCTCCGACAAAGGCGTACGATTGCGCATGCGTCATGGAGTTCTTCCTCCCAGAGCGTTCCACTCTTGCTGAGCGGCAAAAGCTGTTCAGCGAGATGGCTTCACTCTTCGTTCGAACGATCAATGCGAACGACGGTGCCCCCAGCGATTCTACGGGGTCCCCGCTCGAAAACGCAGTGACTACGTTCGAAAACGTCTACTAGGTTTTATCAACCTAGCCTTCGTTAGGAAGTACTCTGGAGGTATGCCATGTCTTCTAAGAAGTATGGCAGTCGATTCCATCATGGAATCACGAGCCAACGCGTTCCCGAGGGTGTTCAATCCTCGGCAATCTCTTTGTTTCTTGAAGGTCTTGATTGTCCTCGATCCCTTACAGTTGCCATTCTCTTCCGCGAGGGAGAGCATGAACAGCTGGCGGACCTCGAGTTCAATCCTCTTCACTACGATAATCTCGTAGCGTTGAGAGATTCCTACGCCGCTACTAAGTTCTTGTCAAAATTCAAAGGATTAACCTTTGATCGAGACTTGGACAAGGTAGCGTTAGAGAAATTCGAGAAATTCGAATCTCTTTGTAGGAATACGAATAGTCGATTTCGGAACTTAGCGCTCGACCCCAAATTTCAGGGAAGAGCCGTCTGGCTGCATAACGCAGTCATTCGGAAAATTGCTAAGATCCTCGGCGACTATTCGGCCGACGAGATACTTGAGATGCCTGACTGGGGCCCTGGCGCTTCCACGTTGATAAAACGTAGGGACGCTAGTCCAGCCAAGAAGTTCCGGTGCGAAACCGGGATTACGCGTGATCTGTACAGCCTTATTCCCTGGGAGGCTCTCGAGGTTGCTTATCCTCTATGGGCCAACCAGCTTGTGGATTCGGGTTTTCCGAATTTTCAAGTTGGGAATAAGGTGACCACTGTACCGAAGGATGCCTCTACTAATCGCGTTATCGCGATCGAACCAGGAATCAATCTTTGGTTCCAAAAGTCGATAGGCGAAATGATTAGAAACAGGCTTCGGCGGTATGGGGTCGACTTAAGCTATCAGTCGAGGAACCAAGAACTTGCTAGACTAGGGAGTATATCCCAGAATCTAGCAACTATTGATCTCTCTTCTGCTAGTGATTCTATCGCACGTTCTGTCGTTGAGGAATTACTTCCTCGTCGATGGTTCACGCTTCTAGAATCCTGTCGATCTCATTATGGCACTCTAAACGGTCGTCTAGTTCGTTGGGAGAAGTTCTCCAGTATGGGGAACGGCTTTACCTTCGAGCTAGAGACTCTGATATTCTACGCAGTTGCTACCTGCTGCGCAGAGTACCATCACCTTGGTATTTCTGAGGTGAGCGCTTATGGGGATGACGTTATCATTCCTACTGCGTGTTTAGAGACGTTCGCGGAG